GGCGGTCATGTTGCTGGCCACTCCGCTATGAAGAGCACCATGCCGATGGAGATGGCTGACAACAGGTTTGCCGCTCCCGGCAAAGCTCCGAAGAAGCCTTCCATCATGGAACGTCGCAAGTCCATGAAGGCACCCATGTTGATGTCCAAAAAAGGCGGCATGGCTAAGAAAGCTGACGGCGGCATGATGGGTGCCCCTATGGGTGCTCCAATGGCTGCTCCCGCAGGTGTTGGCGCGATGATGAGCCCTGCTATGAAAAAGGCGCTCATGATGCGCATGATGGCTCAACGTGGCGCTATGCGCCCCGGAATGGCCGCTCCCGCAGCCCCTATGGCGGCTCCCATGGCCCCGGCCATGAAAAAGGGCGGCATGGCAAAAGGCGGTGACATGGGCCAAGACAAAGCCATGATCAAGAAAGCCTTCATGCAGCACGACATGCAAGAGCACATGGGCGGCAAGGGCACCAAGCTGAAACTGCGTAATGGCGGCACAACCAAGGTGGTTGACGGTGACAAAAACGACACCGCGCACGGCACTGGCGTGGTCAAGATGGGCAATCCGGGTGGTTACGCCACCGGCGGTTCTATCCCTTCGGAAACTTCGTCTGGCTCGTACAAGACCACCAAGGTCTACCAAGCTAAAAAAGACAGCGCAAGCAACACTGGCGGCGTGCGTATGGCCAACGCTGGCGGGTTCAAAAAGGGCGGCGAAGTCAACTGGGAAAATCGCCCGGCTGACGGCACTCCTCCCGGAAAGACCAACACCACCACTGGCGGCGTCAAAGAAGGCAACGGCGGCGGCTACAAAAAAGGCGGTGCTGCAAAAAAGCATTTCGCTACGGGGGGCAGTGTTAACAACGCTGGCCACGCCGTAGCAATGCCCCGTAAACCGGTCTCGCGGCCGGTGGCCAACAGCCTGCAGTCCGGCACTTTCAAAAAGGGCGGCAAGGTGGTCCACAAAGCCGAGGGCGGCATGCCCACGGCGGATGATGGGTATGATCCCACTGTTGAGCGGGAAGCTCGTCGTCGGGAGGCTGAAAAAGAAACCACTCGTCGTGAGAACGAAGCCACACCGGTGATGGATTCCGTCAAACGGCTGCTGGGCATCCGGCCAAATGCCGGGGCAGGACGGGGTTTTGTAAACCCCACAATGACCCGCAAAACAGGCGGGCGCGCTTGCTAAAAACAAGTGGGGGCTTCGGCCCCCGCTTTCTTTGGAGATTTTTATGGCTATAACGGCTACCTCTCAAACGCTTTTTGATGGTGAGCGCATTGCCATCATGAAGTTTTACGCGACCATGAGCGCGACTGAAAACGAGTCAGCCGTGGTGAAGGTAAACCCTTCGACTTTGACGGCATCTGCTGCTGGCGGGGCTTGTGACGCGGTGACTATCTTGAAGGTTACGGCGCTGACCCATGGGTTGGAAGTGCAGATGAACTGGGTCGCTACCGCGCCCGTAGTGATTGAACTCATTCCACCAAACAACAGCTACACGCAAGACTATTCCAAAATTGGCGGCCTCACCAACAACGCTGGTACAGGCAAGACGGGAAGTATTTCTTTCACTACGTTTGACGGTAGCGCAGGCGATGCATACACCGTAGTTTTAGAAATGCAAAAGCACTACGCTAGTTAATCATGCCAAGCAAGTCACCAGCCCAACATCGCCTGATGGAGGCCGCAGCCCACACCAAGGGCGGGTTTGGTGGCGTCCCGCAGAAGGTCGGCAAAGAGTTTGTCAAGGCCGACAAAATGAAGGATGGCGGGGTAGTCCAGTCTTTGAAAAAAGCCGGGTTCTACGAAGAGGGCAAAAGCAAGCCAGAGCGTTTGAAAATTGTCAGTCACGCAACAACCAAACCTGAAAGGGTGCAAATTGTGGAAAAACTATTCTCAGCCAAAAAAATGAAGATGGCAAGTGGTTCCATTGCCGATCATTGGGATGCTATGGATGATGAAAAAAAACAAGAATTAAGACGCGCATTTCAACAAAAACAAGAAGAAAAAAATAAAACAAAAAACATTGGTGCAGACGGAATTGACTATACTGAAAAATATAAAAAACAATTTGCACAAAATTCAAACAAAAAGATGAAAGAAGGTGGCTTGTATGCCAACATCAATGCAAAACGTGATCGGATCGCTGAAGGCTCTGGTGAGCGCATGCGTAAGCCGGGTGCAAAAGGTGCTCCAACGGCTGATGCCTTCAAGCAGTCAGCAAAAACCGCCAAAATGAGCGAAGGCGGCAAACCCGATCCATTGGCGTACCGGATTGGTGCGAACATTGTTCATAAGTTTCCTCGTGAGGGGCAGACTAATATGCGCAACATTCCAATGGGCAACCTTCCAGATTCGCCAAATGCAAAACTTCCAGAATCTAAAAAGCGTATGGAAGAATTACGTGCCGAACGTCCCGAAAGAATTAAGAAATTAATTAAAGAAAATTTGGGCACTCACCGCAAGCCTAGCTTGCCGATGAAGTCTGGCGGCAAGGCCAAAAAGTCTTGCTGGTAAATCATGGCAAAAAAAAATCCGTCTTTGGCCATCGGACGCGGTGAAAAGCTGCCTGCCAAGCAAGGCGCAGGACTCACAGCCAAAGGTCGGGCCAAGTACAACAGTGAAACCGGATCGCATCTGAAAGCACCTCAGCCGCAAGGCGGTGCCCGGCGCGACTCATTCTGTGCCCGCATGGGTCCTGTCGCTGAGAAGAGCGAAAAAGGAAGCCGTGCGCGCGCGTCTATGCAACGCTGGAACTGCCCCGGCTGGTAAGGAGTAATCATGAAACGCAAAATCAGAAGGTTTGATGAAGGTGGCGGCGCAGGCGGTGACTCGGGCGGTGACTCCGGAGGAGACGCAGGCGGCGACTCGGGCGGCTATGCAGGTGGAGACCCGGGTGGTGATGCTCGTGCTGGCATGGGCTTTGCCGGAACTGGAAGCGGCTTGGCTGGTAGCGGCGCATCCGATGCGGCCGCAGGCAGGGGTGATTCCGATGGCAACGGCGGTGAGTCCAGCATAGGTCGAAACACGGGCGATGCGTCCCGCAGTGGCGGCTCACGAGAAGCTGGAATTGCCAGAGCAGGTGATGGTTTTGCAGGAACTGGAAGTGGTCTTGGTGGCACTGGAGCTGAATACGCCCGCAAAGGCATTGGCGGAGAAGGCCCAGCCCTTGGTGAGCGGCAAGGAGACTACGTAAGCGCAGCGCAATTTGACAAAACAACAGAAAAAGATAATCAGGCAAAAAGCGACGCCATGAGTTTGGCGTTGGGTCTCAACAATGAAGACAAAAAATATCAACTGAGCCGCATGGAAGATGCAGGTGGAGATGTAACCACAAACGTGTTTAAGAACTACACTGATCCGTATTCAGCTCAAAATGAATTTAATTTTCAGCTCAAAAAAGCAGAAAAAAAATACAATACGGGATACTCAAAAGGCGGACCTATCAACCTAAAAGAGTGCAGAGTTTCCACCCATAAACCCAGCAAGAAAAACTCAAGCTGGTAAGGAGCACATCATGTCGAGCGTAAAACAATTGAGCCCTTACGTTCGCATTGTGCGGACGGGAACCGGCATGGAGCCGGGTCACAATCTTGAGATCCATGAAAAGGTCGGCGATGAGTGGAAAAAGCATTGGGGAACCAATGAGATGTCCAACGACATGGCCGCCACCGAATTGGACAAAAAATCCGATGCACTGGTGCGCAAGCATGAAGACGCTAACGCCAAAAAAGGTCCATCAATAGATATGGAAAAAGAACGGAAGGCGCATGGATATTTGAGCAGTGGTGAACGTCACGAAATGATGAAGAGCGGCAAATACCAAGGCTACATGAAAAAAGGTGGCCAAGTTTCAACCCATAAACCTAGCACCAAGAGCCCGAGCTGGTAAGGAACAATCATGGCGTACACACCAAACCCAGATCGTGAAGTCGTAAACGGGAAGGCTAAGGTCTCCGCAAAGGAGCTTGCCGATTTTCAAAAGCAATACGGCAACGACAAAACTCTGCGCGACCTGCTGAACATGGACAAGGGTCTGGTTCGCAGGAAAGACCCGGGCGAAAGCTCAAAAAAGGCGGAAGACACTGAATCAAGTGCGGATGCAAAACCGAGCTTTAGTCGGCAATCCGTGCCGCCTAAGACGGAATTTGTTGAAGGCGTAAAAGCTGCTGACCAATCTAGTTGGGATTCGCCTGTAGCAAAAACAAAAGCACGTTCATTGGTGGACCAAGGACGTGACGTTGACATTTACAAAGACGTAGACAAGGACGCCGTTCTTGAGGCAGGTTTGGGGTTGGCTGCACTGCATCCTGCTGTCCAAGGATTGCGAATGGCCCGTCCCGTAGTTGGAGCGATACTTAAAAAAGAATTTAGCGAAGACGGTCTTTTTCCAACTTTTAACCGTGAAAAAGAACCCCCGTTAAGCAGGTACGACACCCTCAGCCCAGAAAATCAAGCGGTTTCCCGGCAATATCGGTCAGCGTACGACGATAGACCGGGGCCTATGAAAAAAGGCGGCGCTGTAAAACAGTACACCAAGGGTGGCAAAATCAGTCTTAATGCGTGCGGTGTTTCGACTCACAAGCCCGCAAAGAAAAACCCTAACTTCTAAGGACGCCCGTGGCCTACTCCGGAACCGTTGGACAGACCGTTATCACGGTCCAGCAGCTCATCGACCACGGTGCGCGTCGGTGCGGGAAGCTGGCCGAGGAATTGACGGTCGAGCAGGTCCAGTCGGCCAAAGAATCGCTGTTCATCCTGTTGTCGAACATCGCCAATATGGGCATCAACTACTGGGCCATCAGCAAGCTCGTCATTGGCTTGAAGCCCGACCAGTACATCTACACCCTGCCCGTGGGCTCCATTGACGCCCTGAACGTGCTGTACCGCACCATGGACCGCCCCAACGGTGCCTACACCTCGTCCGCAGGCGGCACGGTGGCCAACGTCTACGACGGCGACATTGATACCTATTGCCAGCAGGCATCAACCAACGGCAACATCGCAATCAATTTTGGGACCACCAACCCGCAGTACGTTGGCTCCATCGGGTTCTTGCCCTATGTTTCTGGAGGAGGCTCGGCAACATGGAACTACACGCTTCAGTACTCGACCGATGGTTCCACATGGAACACTTTGGCCACCGGCACCAATGTGGCAATAACGGACAACCAGTGGGTGTGGACGGACATCGACCCGGGACAAAATGTGGCCTACTACCGCATGCAGGCCACCAGCGGCACGACGCTTGCGTTGAGAGAGCTGTACTTTGGCACGATGGCCCGAGAGCTGCAGATGTCTCGCTTGAACCGCGACGACTACACCAACCTGCCCAACAAGCAGTTCACGGCGAATCAACCTTTTCAGTACTGGTTTGACCGTACTATTCCCCAGCCAACCATGTACTTGTGGCCGGTTCCATCAAGCCCCTTTGTTCAAATGACCGTCTGGTACTCACGCCAGATCATGGACGTTGGGTCGCTTTCCGGCCAACTGGAGATCCCGCAGCGCTGGTACGAGGCCATCCTGATGATGCTCTCGCACCGGATGAGCTTGGAGCTGCCTGCAGTACAAACGGACCGCATCGGCTACCTTGAAAACCAAGCGGACAAGTACTTTAACATGGCCGAGCAGGAAGAGCGTGACAAGTCGCCGATCTACTACAGCCCGAACATTTCCGTGTACACGCGCTGATGCCAAGATTCCTCAACACCGAAGGGCTGACGTCACTTGCAATTGCGGTATGCGACCGGTGCAAGATGAAGCGCGCGTTCGTCCAGCTCGGGCCGGACCCCAACTTCCCCGGCCTGCGCGTGTGCGATCAGGGCTGCATGGATACGTTGGACCCATACCGGCTGGCGGCACGCCAGACCGAGCGGATAAACTTGCGTTTCCCACGGCCGGATGTCAGCGTGGATGCTGGTGATGACTACCTGATAACCGGTGGAAATAACCAGTTCCAGATCTCGACTGAGCAGAACACGCAGACGCCTACGCAGACCGGAAACAAGGATACGATTGCCCCAAGCCCACCTAGCAATACGAGCACATAATGTCCGCACAAGTAACCATATCCCAACTGCCCACGGCTGGTGCGATCACCGGAACTGAACTCGTTCCCATCGTCCAAAATGGGGTCACAGTCCAAACTACGACTGCGGCGCTTGCTGGCTCACCTGTCCAGACTTACACCTACCTGACGGTATCCCAGACCCCGCAGTTGGCCAACAGTCGCTACGTTGGGGCCACCAACGGTCTTGCCATCACCGACGGCGGTGCCCAAGGGCTGTTCAATATCAGCACCACAGGCGCTTTGTTGTCGTTGGTGAACTCTGGTACTGGCTTTCAGGTAAAAACGTCTGCAACGGCCATTACGCCCCGTTCTATCGCTGTTTCCAACAGTGGCTTGTCCATCTCCAATGGCAGTGGCGTATCCGGTGACCCAACAATCACGTTAACCGGGCAAGCCCTCAATTTTGCAAACGCCAGCTTCAATGGCCTTGTTGTGCTGTCCACTGCAGGTGCTATCACCTCGGCGACCATCACGGGCACATCAAATCAAATTGCTGTGACCAACGGCAACGGTATCAGTGGGAACCCAACCATTGGCTTGGCTACTGACCCCGTAATACCCGGCACTGGAGGGATTGTTGTACCGGCAGGAACAACAGGCCAACGCGGAACATCTACGATAGGAAACTTCCGGTACAACTCAACAACGGGTTTGTTTGAGGGGTACAACGGCGCTTGGAACTCATTTGCCGCTGGCTCGGGTGTAACGTCCATCGCTACAGGTACTGGCCTGACTGGCGGCCCAATCACCTCGACGGGCACGATCTCTATTGACAGCACCGTGGCGACCCTGACGGACACCCAGACGCTGACTAACAAAACCATCAGCGGCGCAAGCAATACGTTGAGCAATATCGCCAATGCATCGCTATCCAACAGCACCATATCTGGCGTTGCGCTGGGCAGTAATTTATTTAACCTCACCGCAGGCACTGGGGTTTCTTTTAGCTCTGGAACTACGTACAACGGATCTGCCGCAATTACGATCAGCTCAACTGGATTGGGCGGCACGGTCACCAGTGTGGCGCAATCTTTTACTGGCGGCTTGATTTCCGTTGCTGGATCACCGATTACATCCAGTGGAACTCTTGCGCTCACCGTGGCAGGAACCAGCGGCGGTGTCCCGTACTTCACCAGCGGAACTACTTGGGCTACCAGCGCGGCATTGGCCGCAAGCGCTCTAATGGTCGGTGGAGGCGCTGGAGCCGCGCCAAGCACCATAACCACTGGGACAGGTGTTGTGACCGCTCTGGGCGTGAATACAGGCTCTGCCGGGGCGTTCGTGGTCAACGGCGGCGCTTTGGGCACCCCAAGCAGCGGCACGGTCACCAATTTGACGGGCACTGCCTCCATCAACATCAACGGTACGGTAGGTGCAACTACGGCCAACACTGGTGCGTTCACCACGGTCTCGGCCACTGGTGTCATCACATCAACCGTGGCGACCGGAACCGCGCCGTTTACGGTGGCCAGCACCACGCAGGTAGCCAACTTAAATGCGGCTACTTCCGGGACGGCTACCAACGCCACAAACGTGGCACTTTCAGCCGGGTCCGGAGCCACAAATTACATCCATTTCAGCTCTTCTGCGACAGGCAATCAGGCAACAAATACAAACAGTTTGTTGACCTACAATTACACGAATAATGCCCTCACAGCAGGCGTTACCGGCGGAACTTTCTAAGGAAAAATCATGGCTGCAACCGGCTTTACCCCCATATCGCTGTACTACAGCGCCACTGCGTCTGCTGTGCCTGTCAACACCAATCTTGTTGCCGGTGAACTGGCGCTCAACACTTTGGACGAAAAGCTGTACTTCAAAAACAGTGCAGGAACCGTCAAGCTGTTGGCCTCAAATGCGGCGTCTTCTGGTACGGTATCCAGTGTTGCTCAGAGCTTCACCGGGGGAATCATTTCGGTTGGCGGTTCGCCCATTACAACGTCTGGCACATTGGCCCTTACTGTTGCGGGAACAAGCGGCGGTATTCCGTATTTCACAAGCGCCACCGCGTGGGCAACCAGCGCGGCTCTTGCGGCAAATGCAATCGTTCTTGGAGGAGGTGCTGGGGTCGCCCCTGCCACAACTACAACCGGGACAGGCGTTGTGACGGCTTTGGGTGTGAATACAGGCACCGCAGGCGCGTTCGTGGTCAATGGTGGGGCACTGGGTACACCTTCTAGTGGAACCGTCACCAATCTGACCGGAACCGCGTCCATCAACATCAACGGAACCGTGGGTGCGACTACTGCAAGCACCGGGGTATTTACTACGGTAACAATCAATGGCACGTCATCGGCTACGGCCCTGACACTGCCCAACATCGCCGAAGTGGACACCATCTCCGCAACTGCCGCAACCGGAACCATCAACTTTGACATCACCACCCAGTCGGTGCTGTACTACACCAGCAACGCATCGGGCAACT